TGTAGGAAGTCAAATTGCAGTGTCTGGATCAAAAACTTCTATCTCAAATGGAACTACAAATACTGTTGGTGATTCAGTTCTTGCAACCGGTGGCCGAGTTGATGTAGAAAGCAACAGGTCCGCCATTGCATATGAAGTTTTCAATAGTTTAAGCGAGTCTGGACCAACACTAACAAGTCAAATTCTAGTTGAAGCTAGGGGGTATCCCGACAATGATGTTCGTATTGGAACAAAAGTTAGCAACACCACAGACGGGATCACCCTTGCATCTTTTAGCGGATGGACCTTTGGTACATCTGAATCAGGTCCGCGGATAACATTCCCAGACAACACCACACAAACAACAGCATACACAGGTATACCGAGCAATATTGCTTATACCAACCAAAACACAACATTCAGTCAAAATGTAACTATACAAGGTAACTTAACTGCCCTAGGCTCCAGTACATTTAAGAATACTATCTTCACTACTACTAGTGCTTTGAGTGTTGTTAATCTCGGACCAGGACCTGCATTGTATGTGTATCAAGCTGCCGGCCCCTATGATGTGGCTAGTTTTTATGATGGAGACGGTGTAGAAGTACTGCATGTTGGAAATGCACAAGGCGGCGGGAATCCTTTGGGTCAAGTAGGTATAAACACAAGCTTCCCATCAGCTGAATTAACAGTCAATGGTGCTATTAGTAGTAATGGTGTTATCACAGTATTAGGCGGTAATAGTAATAAATGGAACTCCAACTGGACCACTACCAATACTAACAGTGCTAATTGGACAGATGTTTACACAACTGTAAGGAATTTCTCGGCAACTTGGGAGGAGTCTGCCGACATCGGAGCAGTAGCCGATAGAGTTACCAACATTCAACAAATCACAGGCAGCTGGCAGAGGACTTATGCCAATGTCAGCACCAACAGCGCCAATTGGGATACAGCGTACACCAATCTTGTATCAAATAGTAGCAACTATCTTTCCGGCGCCAGCGTTTCATATGTAAATACAAACTTTGTAAAATTATCTGGTGATGTTATGACCGGGGGCTTAAGTGCGACTGGTTTGTCGTCGGCATTTGTGCAAATTTTAAATAACAACACCGGAGCACCGGCATTAAATCCAAAACTGTTTATCTTAGATAATTCAGGAATAGGGTACCCAGAATTATTTACAGTGCAAGCGGCGGATGTGTCTGATCCTCTCTTGAGATTCAAAAGAACAGCTTCTAATGCAGGAAATTATGTATTCATGGTCAGAGGTGCACCAGGGGCCACTTGGATGTCAATTAACGATAATAGTTATTTTGACCAACAATTAATTATTCATTCAAATGGAAACGTAGGTATTAGTCAAACAACTCCTGCAACTAAACTACATGTTAACGGTGTTATTACAGCATCAGGTGGTAATAGCAATCAATGGAATACTGCATACACCAATCTTATATCAAATAGCAGCAACTATCTCTCTGGTGTCAGTGTTTCCTATGTAAATACAAACTTTGTAAAATTGTCTGGTGATATCATGACTGGTTCTTTAACTGTAACTGGTAATATCAGTGCTTCAGCTATTGGATATTTCAACCATGTAGCAGCAGCAACCAAGTCATTTTATATTCAACATCCTACCAAACCTGGCATGCATTTGCAATATGGAAGCTTGGAATCTCCTTATCATGGTGTTCGTCTCACTGGCAGCGGGTCTGTAAAGAGTGGTGATTCAGTAGTGGTGCCTCTTCCAGATTATATTTTTAGCTTGGTGCATCAAGAAGGTGTGAATATTCAATTGACCAATTATCAACACAACAAAACATTGTTTGTGGATGATATAGATGTGAGCAACAATACCTTCACAGTCAAGTGTGAGAAGAAGCTATTTGACAAAGGAGAATACAAATTCTTCTGGTCGTTCACAGCCATAAGAAAAGATATACCTCAATTGCAAGTGGAGTGTTGATATGGCTACCAGTTATGGTTTTGCTGGCCCTAGAATAGTAAGAGATGGCTTGCAGTTATATTTGGATGCCAGCAACCCTAATTCGTTCAATGCAGGTAAAACCACTTGGAAGGATATTTCAACAAGCACTTCTACTGATGCAGCACAATTAGTAAATAATCCTATTTTTGCAACTAATAAATTTACATTTAATGGAAATGATACTGTTATAATTATTCCCGAACTATCCAGACTTAACACACAAACACTCACAATTGAATCTTGGGTAAATGTTCCTTCTTTAGCTCAGAATGGATTTATTTTTGAAAAAGGTAATGTTAATACTCAATATAGTTTATTCTTTGAACAGTCTGATGGCTCTGTAGTTTTTAGACAAAATTTTAGTCCCTATAGTGATATGAGAGTTCCATATAGCTCCATATCTACTAACGTATGGAACCATATAGTTGGAACTTTTACGAGTGGTAATAGGCGTGTTTATTTTAATAGTATTCTTGCAGCATCAGATACTCAAACAGGAACAATTCAAACAAATACGAATGGTTGTTCAATAGGTGCATTTGGTGGATTCAATGGTGGTCGAGCTTATTATCTTAATGGCAGCATAAGTGCTATAAGAATTTATAACAGACCATTATCACCAACAGAAATTTATACTAACTATAAAACTCAAGCAGCTTCTGTTTTTGGAAGATTTGCTGATGGTAGTTTAGCTTATCCTTTTATTAGTCCATATCAAGCTCAAGAGTTAGGAGCAACATCTGGCAATACATACTATTTCAGAGCAGGCAGAATGACAGCGCCTCGTCAAATGGAGTACAGATCTAATTATTATGATAGTAAACCATTTTGTTGCACATTTCGATCTGCATATGCTTCTACTGCAACCGTTAATGAAATAGATTTAAATATCCCTATGCAGGGATTATTAGTTCAGAGAGATGCTCTTGACTATCGCGCGGCTGTTTATTTCAACACATTTCAACAATATAATACAGTTTCTTCTTTAGCTGCAGACAGTGGGTATGCTTACAGAAGAGTTCATCTTGGATCCTCCGGAGCTCATGGCATTTATAATAACACACAAAATCCATGCAGTTGGGGTGATTCCATTGGTGCCATAGGTGCTGGTTGGGATGGAGGCACATGTGGATCATTTCCAAATGATTTAAAATGGGGAACAGGGGTCTCTGGCACCCCTGTTTATACAAACAGATCAGGCACTTGGTCACATTGGGTGACATGGGGAGAAACATGAGCTTTCATCATTCACCTAAAATAGCTACCGATGGATTAGTGCTCTGCCTGGATGCAGGTAACCGCAAGAGCTATCCTGGCTCAGGTGATACTTGGAGAGATTTGAGTGGATATGGTAATGATGGTACCTTGATTGATGGACCATCTTTTGATGCTGCAAATGGAGGCAGTATCGTATTTAACGGAGATAACTATACTTCCATACCTTTTTCTGCTCAATTTCCAACAGGATCAAATGCAAGAAGCATGTGCGCCGTTTTCAATGCAAACACATTAGAGGACGGGAGAGAGCTTTTTGGAATTGGAAGTAATGATTATCAGGGCAGTAGATCTGCTTTATGGTTAGATGCAAGTGGGTATATAGGGGTGGAGTGTTTATTAACCTCAGTGACAAATGAATGGGCAGGCATTAATAATTGGGTTTTCTTAAGTGCCACATATGCGGCAGGCGGCAGTACTCACGCTTTCAAGATTTTTATAAACGGATTGCAGAAGTCTGCCACGACTTTTGATGATGCATATAGTCTAAATACTACAGCTGTGGATTGTACTGTTGCTACTGTACCAGGGGCGACCTTTGCACATCGTTTTTCTGGTAATATTTCATTTGTATCACTGTACAATCGTGAATTGCTACCATCTGAAATTCTACAAAATTATAATGCTTTGAAAGGAAGGTTTAAACTATGAGTGTCAGCGGAGGCCCTGATATCATCACAGATGCATTAATCCTATCCTTGGATGCTGCTAATAATAAAAGTTATCCCAGAAGCGGAAATATCTGGTATGATTTATCTAATAATAATAATGATTTTAATATAGCTGGAAGTTTTACATTTTTAAATGAATATGGAGGAGGCATAAATCTTAATGGTAGTTCAATACAATGCTCAAACAATACTTTAGGAAATTTTGGAACAAGTTCTTTTAGTATAAATTTATTTTGTAATATATTTAATATTGAAGCTAGCTTTGGTGGTTATCTAACTAAAAGAGGAACGACGACTAGTCCTGGTTCATTTACTGGATTTACTTTTAGATATAGCACAGGATTTTACTATGATATTACTCCAAATTTAATGAACTCTTCTACTCAAATACACATATTAAGTTCTATTTGTTTTTATAGTTTTGTAGCAGAAAGATCTAATAATGGCTTAAACAATACATTAAGACAATATAGAAATGGGCAGCTTATATCATCTGTCACAAATAATAGTTTTACTTTAGGAAACTTAACTAATTCCGACTCATTAATAATCGGAAATGCACAAGGAAGACCTTATGATACAAACTCAAATTTGTATAATGTAACTATATATAACCGTGCATTATCACAAACAGAAATCTTGCAGAATTATAATGCCACAAAGAGCAGGTTTTTCCTATAAATATAGCATATGCCTAATGTGTTAGTTGTACCTGTTTCTGGTGCCATATTCTTTGATAGAAATGTAGCTGGAGCTTCCACAGTTGCTGCATTGAACAGCGCTGTTCGTCTAAATTACGATAATGGTGGTGGCTTGAATATCACAAGCTATGCCACAGCACTAACAGCATTAGACAGATTCACAGTAGATGGTGCACAAGGCAGATTGTTCAGTGTCACTGATGCTCTAACTGGATCATTAATGTCTGTAAATGATATTACTGGATTGCCCATACTGGAAGTATTGGATACAGACACAGTAATTGCTGGGTCATACAACACCAACACTTTCATTATATCTGGTACCAGAATTGCCATAGGAAGAACAATTGACAGCACTGCCAAGGTGGCCATATCTGGCAATACTACTGTGTCTGGTACCTTGAGTACTAATAATATTATCATTGCACTTGGTGGCAATAGCAATCAATGGAATAGTAATTTTAGTACAACACAGAGTAACAGTGCCAATTGGTCTCAAGCTTACACCAATTTAACCAGCAACTCAGCTGCTTATCTGTCTGCAGTTGATATTAGTTTGTTAGCAGCTGCCTCTGCTAGATGGAACAGCAATTACACCACCACAAATGCAAATAGCGGACTATGGTCTGGGGCATATACATCTTTCAATGCCAACAGTAGTTTTTATGATGCAGCTGTGAATGAATTGTTCACTTATGTGATAAGTGAAACTGGAGATGAATTTATCACAGAGGATAGTCTGCTCATGGTGGACAGCAACATTGATGGTTACCCTGCTTGGAATTCCACAACTGATACTGTGGTGAGTCTTAGTGCAGGTTGGGTGAATACAGGAAATATCTTAACATCCATAGGTTGGACGAATAGTCAGGCAGCTACTGCTGATGCATCCAAATGGACAAGCACATACACTAGTGTTTGTGCAAATAGCGCCAATTGGTCTTCAGCTTACACCACTCTTTGTGCTATTAGTGCATTTGTTACGTTCAGAATATCTAAAACTATTACTTTAGCTGAATTTCCAGATGGTTATACTTGTTCTGATGCTGACAATGGAAACATATATCATGTGGATACCACCACCTCTTCTGTTAGCGTACTTGTTCCTCGTGACCTCTCCAATAATTTTAATGTGACTCTTATTACTCTGGGCACTAACACTCTGCACATATCTTCCACACAAGTACCAATACTGTGTGCAACAGGTTCCAAAGTACGATTACCTTTCTCCTCCACATTACTATACAAATATAATAATTTTGTATGGGGATTAGGTAGCTTGGCATGATAACACCAGTCACCACATACTATGCAGGGATTATTTATGAACCAGAAGCTCTGACATATTTCAACAAGTTAGGTACCCCTATTGCAGATGCTGCCAAAGTTCAGATCAATGATTTGATTGTGACCATGAAACGATTGAACATATGGAACAATTGTACACAAGGCTGGCTATTCTTACCAGAGCACAGCGGGGTGCCTGTAGGTGCCACCACAGGCACATTCTATGACTTGAAAGGCACAGTGAATCTGAACATGGCAGGTTTTGCAGAATCTGGTCAAACACAAACAACAAAAGGGCCACACATCTTTATTAATGCAGCACGCACACAGCGCGCTGTGTTGAGTGGCACATACCCGGAGGCAGGTGTTTTTGGTGATACCAACTTCGGCAATGGTGAACCGCTGGGGTGTGTTGCAGGCGTTTACATTGATGAACCTGAATTCTGGACTCTTGATTACAGAGCTGTTAACAGTATTGATCCAGGTTTTGCCGTAGGCACTCAAGAACAAAAATATCCTGATTCATCAAGTAATGGATTAATATATGAATTTACCACTGGTGGTTCTGGTAATTCTATCGCCCCCACATTTCAGTTTTATAGCCGTCAATTTCAAGCGCAATTTCCTTCCACCCGAGGCGTGAGAACCGGCTTTATAGCAGGTCAAGGTGTTATTCATGAACAACCCATTTTTTTTGCCTCAGATCCAACTGCAACGTTTACTGGCTGGTATTTGAATGTAGATAACACATTAGGTGGTAACACCAGTCATGGTAATGTATTGAGTGCATATATCTATATAGCTTATAGTACAATTTCTACTGCTTACAGTGCCACGATACCTCGCCCCCGTACATTCAGTAGAGGAAATACACCTACTTGCACTACAGAGTCCGGTTGGTACAGCACACAAAGACCAATATACGACCCCAACAACACACCTTTTCAAGGATTTGCTCTCAATACTACCGTTGCTGGCACCGTAACCAGTCCCAATTTGATCATACTGGCGAATAGATATGCTGGAACTGCTGTCGGAACCAATGGTGGCAACCCCATGTTTTTGTTCTTTTTCTCCAAAAAGACTAATTTTGGATTCCGTGGCACCAACAACTTGGTTGAATTCAACATGCAATTGAGGAAATTATGTGGCAACAGAATACTGCCTATGATAACTCCATTGGACCGAGGTAGAATGAGATTATGTAGAAACTTAACAGACACACAAACACCACCACCTTTGATTTATGTTGGATTGAGTGGCATCAATGGGTCAGATATGCTGACTCTATATAGCAACAACCCAGTGAGTGCTCGTGCTGGTTCCCTGTCTGCATTCAATATAGAATTATGGTGTGAAAATAATGACTACAATTTGTTCCCTTCCACAGCTACCAACATGACTTCTGCCATTTACAATAATTTTTTGAACTATATTCAGTACAGATTGCACAATGGGGTTTCTTTGGATAACACCAGCATGGTGTTTCCGTTGTGTGCATTTACTGTAGGAGCAGGTCAAACAGTGACCAGAAGCATTGCAGGATATTTGACCAAAACATACCGCAAATTGTGCACTGCCACTGTGGCACCAACTGCAGCATGCATCATCAGAAATCACAGCACTGCATATTCATATCTGAGTGATTTTGAAGTGTTAGTAACTGATTTTTCGTTTAGCTATGTGCCTTGATATACATATATCTACTATAGAATATGTCATTTGAATAAATAAATAACCCATATGGCTCTGGTACAACGTAAATTCACTGAATTGCCAGGTGCATCTGCATTGGGTGTATCTGATATCATACCCATAGTTGTTTCGCCCACAAATGTTAACAAAAAGATCACTGGTCAAACCCTTGTGGACAGCGTTACCAACACATCTCTGCCCACTCTCACAAGTTACTTGATTGCCAATGATTTAATTGTGGATGCCAGCATTCTGAATCCAGACAATTTTATACGTCCCATTCAAAATGATGCAGTGGAACGCATCAGAGCTGCCAATCCTGAATCCTTGATTGACACAGATTTTGAATATTCCCTGCAATCACCCAAATGGGAAACACTGCCATTAACAAACAACATACCCAGTGTGTTCATAAGATCCAATGAACCCAGCTTTACTAACCAACAGATCACCAGCATCTCACCTTTTGTGAGCAGCTTCACCACATTGCTCAGTGCAGTAAGTTCTGAGGTATTCATAACAGATCCTCGAAGCACCCGCAATGGCCCCATCAGTTCAGGTTGGACTGAGGTGGCCGCAGGTACACTTACAGACCAGTTTGACCAGTATGGCAATTATCAATACACTTATGACAATTATCAAATTAACGCAACAATCACTCTGCCTTTCAATATTCTATTCTATGGTCAGACTGTAAACACCTTCAATCTAGATCAAAGTAATGTTCAGGGGTTGTACAGAGGAGTTGGTTGGCAAAATACACCGTTTTTCGGTAATAGAACAGACATTTCAGGATTATATGTTACCAATTATTGGCCAGGTAGTTACTATGGTGGAGTTGTAAATGATGCAGGTAATGCATTCGGTTATAATAATTATGTCGATTTAAAGCGGGTATATTCAAGACGAGAAAACATTGGAGCTGCTAATGAACGATTTCTTGTGCTCACACTGGGATTCAATTCAAATAAACAACCTGTAGATTATTATAATAACTGGGGTACCGAAGGGGTAGTCACCATGTATATTTTCTATCCAGGCAGCAACAGAATCACTGTTTGTCCTCTCAAGAATTTCTTCGTGAACAGTAAAATTATCGTTGCAAATGATGGTTTAACTCTTGGAAACAGTGGTTTCTCCGTCAATACACAATTACCATACCGAGCCGGAGTGCAGTATGATCTGTTCACTGCAGCATTTAGAAATCTGGTCAGACTGCAAACCACAAACACACCTACACCTGCATTCTTTGGAGGCATGCCATTGGTTCTGCGTGAAACATCCGATCTGACAAATGTGGATGGCAGTTCCATAGTGAAGGGTGTTTTTTCTCAAGGTGCAGCAGGGTCCAGTACTCCCAGTGATGTACTGGTGGCCATTCGCACACAGCCCAACCCTGCTGTAGCCAATTATAAAACTGACAACACTACTGTTTATACTGGTGGTTTCTTTAGCAATGCAAGAATTCCTATTGTGGCACTTTCAGGCATAGGCGGTACAAATGAAATTCAAGTGCAAACTCAATCCCCCCAGCAATTCTTCTTGCAGCAACCCATATACCTGCTTGATCCAAGTGCAGCTGTATCGGCCCCCCATACCGGTCCATTCAATATTACCTCCATACTATCAGATAATATATTTCGGTACACATCGGTAAATGCAATATCTGGATCACCAACCACAACCAATCTCTTCACTACCAGCGCCAGTCTTTATGTTCGTCCCACAGGCGTTGCATTACATAGAGCCACTGATGGTGGAGTGCAGATTAACAATGGAACCAGCACACAAAACACACAAATCATAAGACAAACACGCAAATATTTTCGCTATCAATCTGGAAAGAGCATATTGTTTAGTACTGGGCTTTTATTCAAACCCAGCTACGATATTCAAAGAATTTCTGCATCCACAGCAAACTATAACGTTTCATCTTATCCTTTCTTTGATATCACTGTGATCACAGAACAGGATCATGGGTTTTCTGGTAAAAATTTGTATACCGAGGGAACCTTTGTGCGGTTAAATAATCTCACAACCACACTTGAACCCAACACATACAACCAAACATATTATGTGAATACTGTTACAGACAACAAGACATTCACCTTGCAGCTGCCAGTGTCAGGTAGTGTGTTCAATGGTCCTGCCGACCTATCACCTGGAGGCATAGGCAAAGTGGAAGTTGTAGGTTGGTATGATAGTGTGGTTCGTTCTGGCTTATTTGATGAGCAGAATGGAATTTATTTTGAATGTGATGGCAATAAGCTTTTTGCTGTGAAGCGTTCCAGTACAAACAATTTGACTGGCACTGTTTCTGCAGTCAACAATAGCACTGTAATTACTGGTACAAATACTAAGTTTACTTCTCAGCTTCTGGAAGGTGATAACATTGTAATTCAAGGCATGACATATCTGATTACAAAAATTACCAATGACACATCCTTGAATATTAGTCCTGCATATCGTGGGCCAAGCATTTCTTTGGTCCGCATAACAAAGACAGAAGAAATAAGAGCAGCACAAGACCAGTTTAACATAGACAAACTTGATGGATCAGGTCCAAGCGGCTATACAATCAATCTCAACAAAATGCAAATGATATATTTTGATTATAGTTGGTATGGTGCCGGTAGAATACGATGGGGTGTTCGTGCCGAAGATGGTGGGATAGTGTATTGTCATGAATTGGTCAACAACAATACAAACACTGAAGCATACATGCGTTCAGGCAATTTACCAGCCAGATTTGAAATCATAAACAGATCTCAACCCACAGTGGCTCTGCAATCCAATCAGTTTAGCGTATCTATTACCAATACTCAATCAACAAGTGGCATGTATGAACTCAAACAGTCATCTAATGATATAATATACTTTTCATTGTCTCCTGTTGTTTCAGCAAATATTTTAAGTAATGTTACTGCTACATTGACAGCATCTAATGATCCAATCACAACTTACCGAAACTACAGAGTATTTCGTGATAACAATGAAGTTCCTGCTTTGTTTAGCGCTCTATCAGGCGCTTCAGTTTTCCGGCTAGCTTCAAATGTAACCATGCCTGCCTCTGGCAAACTAATAATCGGCAACGAAAATCTTAATTATGTGAAGCTAGCTGATACTGTGTCAGCACCTGTTTCAAGCATATTGATTAACGCAACACGAAATACAGGTGGTCTCTTATCTGTTCCACAATTCTTATTGAATAAAACCACGGTGTATTCGGCCAATCAGAATTGCTCTCCTGCTCTGTCCCATTGGGGAACTTCAGTTATTATGGATGGTGGGTTTGATCAAGACAAATCATATCTTTTCACAGCCATCAATCAGAGCAATATAACAGTTCCCGCTTCTGCTGATGTGCCTCTCATATCCGTAAGACTTGCCCCGGCTGCTGATACTGGTAACCCTGCCTCCATTGGAATACGCAGTCTCATCAACAGATCTTACTTGACACTCAAGCAGATTGGCATAATCACCGGCCAAACATTGAACATGACAGTTCGTTTGAATAGCAATTCAACCCAATTCACAACTCTTTCTACATGGGTAAATACTGGCACAGGCAGTCTGGCGCAATACATTGATCATTCTGTTCGTGGCACTACACCACTTCCAACTGGTGGTGATATCATACTGGGATATTTTGCCAATGAACAAAGCTCGGGTCGTCTGCAAGTCACAACAACAGACATTGATGCAATACGTGAATTGGGCAACAGCATACTGGGTGGCAATCTGATATATCCTGATGGGCCTGATATTTTAACTGTATTTGCCCGGTCCAATACTGCTGCTTCCACAACTGCAAGATGCAGGGTATCTTGGACAGAGGCACAAGGATGAGCTTTCCATACAATAGCGCTGACATTGGCAATCGAATAATAAAGCCAGTACAAAATGATGCTGTTGAAAGAATACGAACCAGCAACCCTCAATCGTTAATTGATACAGATTTCGAATATTCCTTGCAATCCTCCAAGTGGGAAACTTTGGAATTAATGAACAACACTCCCTCGATATTCTTGAAAACAGATGATTCTATTCTCATGGCAGATCAAATACAAAGTTTATCTGCTGCTTCAGCCACAAGTGGACTCACACTCAATTTAGCCAGTACATACACACCATCTCTCTCTTACACCGTGGGCACACCCATTGTGCTTGTGAATACACTAAACGGATTAGCAGATGGTGTGTCTCTTGTCATAGCTGCACCCAATATCCGCCAATACACTTTATCACCACGAAAAAGACTGGCTATTCGACCCAACACCAATTATGCCACAGCAGAGACTAATGCTTACCTTGGCGGATTTTATACAACGGCGCCTATTCCCTTCACCTCAATGGTTTCCATTTCTGGCACACCTAATGTGCGTGTAACAACCACAACACCACATAATTTTTTCCTAGATCAACCCATTTGGGTTATTGATAGCACACGTGCAACAGATTATACAATTGGTGCATTTAATATAGCTCAAATTAATGGTCCTACTTCATTTACATATGTATCTGATTTAACTGCTGGGTTATTTCCTGCGAGTGATACTGTATTAAACACCACAAATACCAGATTGTATGTGCGGCCTGAAGGGTATGCTTTGCACAGAGCCACTGATGGCGGGGTACAGATAACATCAGCAAATAACAGTCTAAACTCTCAGATTATTCGTCAAACCCGCAATTATTTCAGATATCAGTCTGGTAAGAGTATTTTATTCAGTACAGGGTTACTATTCGAGCCAAGCTACGACATACGCAACATATCTGTTGACACCACAGCTTACAATCAAAGATTATCATCTTTCTATGTGATGATCATTGCCACAGAGCAACCTCATGGTTTTGCCCAACCTTCTGCTTATCTTGAAGGAGCATCAGTTCGTCTTCGTGGCCTCACCGTTCAAGGTGGTATCAACAGATACAACACAACGTTCACTGTGGCTTCTGTGGGCGATCAAAACACATTCACTGTTTTGCTCCCTGTGTCTAGTACTCTAACAACTCAATTCAATACTCTCACAGCACCAACAGACATATCTCCTGATGGGTTGGGCAAGGTGGATGTGATAAGATGGAATGATGCCGTGGTTCGTACTGGTCTATTCGATGAACAAAATGGAATCTTTTTTGAATGCGATGGAAACAAACTCTCTGTTGTGAAACGCTCCAGCACAAACAACATGACAGGTACCATAACTGTGAGCAACAACTCTACAACCGTCTTTGGATTCAATACAAAATTTGAATCACAACTACGAGTTGGAGATTACATTGTGATCAGAGGCATGAGTTACTATGTTAGTGATATCAATAGCGATTTCCTCATATCCATTGTGCCAAAATATACCGGTCAGTTCATTACTGGTGTTCGCTATACTAAGACTGAAGAAGTGAGTTTTAATCAAGAAAATTTTAATCTGGATAAATTAGATGGTACTGGCCCTAGTGGGTACACCATTGACCTGAACAAAATGCAGATGTTGTACTTTGATTATAGCTGGTATGGTGCAGGAAGAGTGCGGTGGGGTGTGAGAGCCACAGACGGTAGCATCATATTCTGCCATCAAATGAAGAACAATAATGTGAATCTGGAGGCTTACATGCGCTCTGGCAACTTGCCTGCAAGATTTGAGGTGATTAATAAACCTCAACGAGGGTACATTCTGCAAGCCAATCAAACCAACGTTACCATGTACAATACATTAAACGATTTGCCAGAACCAAGAATTGTAGAAGTCAAGCAAGCAAACAATTTGACTGGGCCATACTTTTCATTTCGCCCCCGGTTGTCAGCAAACTTGTATAGATATAGCAATTCAGCCGATGGTGTGAAGGGGTTATATTCTTTAGATAACATACCTGACAATCAGTCAACTGCTGCCAATCCATATGACAGATTATATAGCGGTGCCTTCTACTCCTTTCTACCATTTAGCACTACTCGAGTAAAATTTGGTACACATAGTGTCAGAATTGAGCCAACATATTATTACAATAGCACCATATATACTGGCAACAGCACCCCTGCCTTTCCTAGTGATTTTACAGTAGAATTGTTTGTTTACTTTGATACGTTTCAACCTGGATTTTTTAACAACCCATACAGTAGTGCCAATACTATTTTTTATAGAGGAGCCCCAGCGTATTATGGTATACCAGGGTTTGGAATGCATGCAGAACTAACTGCCAATAGCAAAGCAAGAGCCATCATAGGTCTGGGGAGTTACTATGAACAAAATACCTTTACTTCTTCAACATCTGTTCTTAGTCTCAGCACATGGCACCATGTTGTATTGCAGAGATTGAATGGAAGATGTGAAATGTTTGTTGATGGTGCATCTGTAGTATCAACTACAAATTTTAATACCTTTGAAGGAGGTCAATTCTTTTTTGGCGGTATGATATACGGAAACGCAACTTACAGTTATTTGGATGACATACGTATAACTCAAGGATTTGCACAATATCCATTTGGCAATTTTACGCCACCCACACAACCATTGACTCAAAGTGGGCAGGCTACAACAGCCAGTTTCAACATTGTATCAGATCCTGAAAACCGGAAAGTGTATTACAAAGGATATGATTTTGCAACACAAAAAGAAATAGCAACCGTGCAGACAATGCTCCCATCCACATCGTGCATAACTGTTTCACCCAGTGCCACCTTCATGCTTCCCAACAGTGGCACTCTGTTGTATGACTATGAATACATGCGTTACAGCAAGCTAAGAGCCAATTCTGCAGGTGAACAGGTGTTAAGAATAGACCGTAGAAATGTGGGCAATCTAACCAACTCTGCTGGTGTTTCAACCATACCCACTCCTCGATTCTTTCCATACAACAATGTGTTTTCATTCAATCAAAACTGCTCACCAACTTTATCACATTGGGGAACCTCAGTCATCATGGATGGTGGATTCACTCCTGACAAATCCTATTTGTTCACTGCAGGCACTGCAACATCTGCAGCCCCCACCTTGGATAGAGACATTCCGCTCATTTCTGTTCGTCTGGCACCAGCAGTGGATTATGGCATAGGCAGCTTTGTAGGAGTGCGCAATCTTATCAATCGCTCCATTCTAGTATTAAATGACGTGCAAATAGTCACCCGTCAAGCATTAAATGTGACCATAAAGCTCAATTGTGAATCTAGCTTATGGCCTGTGTCTGGCAATTGGATCAATGCAGGCAATGGCAGTTTGGCACAATATGTGGATCATACAGGTGCAAGTGTCAGAAACACTCCTGTGAGTGCTGGAGTAGTCATTGGAGGCTTTTTGGCAGGGGAACAAGATTCTGGCAGAAACCAAGTTACAGATTATAATATTAATATCATAAGAAATCTAGGCAATTCAATCTTGGGCGGTAATACAGTTTACCCTGATGGTCCTGATATTCTAACAGTTTTTGCTCGCCCTGTGTCAGCCTCTCCAACTAACCAGGCTCTGTGCAAAGTTACTTGGACAGAAGCTCAAGGGTAATGATTTTCACAAGCTACTTCAACTTCTTCAATAATAAAAACAGGAAGGAGTCAATAGAAACTTTCAAGAACAAACATCCTGTTTCAATTGTCTCTGGCATACATGAAAATGGCATATCTTTTGATTGCACATTCAAAAGTGAAGATAAGATTTTTTTAAAAGAAAATTTGTTAAATCTGGCCATCAAGAAACATATTCATGATATAGAATATGTTTTTTGGATAGATAATGATGTCTGCTTTGTTGATGCAGATTGGTATTCCAAAGCATTACAAAAATTTGAACAAGGCTTTGATGTGCTTCAGTTGTTTGACTCTTGCTATCATTTGGATAAAGATAATAAACCCTTGAACCCTGTTGCCGGTTTTGTTTATGCCAAACAAGTGAACAACCGACATGGACATTGTGGATTTGCATGGGCCATGAAAAAAAGTGTATTTGAGCATCTTGGAGGGTTGTATGATATGAATATTGCAGGCACCGGTGATGCCATCATGGCCCGGTGTTTCATTCAAGAAAAAATGATGCCTTATCCTCGGAGTTGTTTTGCTAAGGAAAAATTTGCATACTATCCTTTCTCCCAAAACCATTACAACACCATTCAAGAGTATTTTAATAAATGCAAGCACCTCAAGACAGGGTATTTAACAGGCAAAGTTTATCACAATTACCATGGAGAGCTGAGCAAACGCAATTATATAGATAGATACAAAATATATGAAAATAATCACTTTGATCCTCTATTAATGCTAAAACGAGACAATGGAATTATACAAATAAAAGAAGAATACAGGCAGCTGAAGAGTGATATTGAACAATTTTTACATTATAAAGATAGCATATGACAGCCTTTTTTACTGCTCTAAATGATGATTTCATGCCAGGCATGAGAGCTCTACTCAAAAGCTTACTGATTAATAACCCATGGTTTGATCTGGATTATGTAATTCTTTCTGATGGGCATCTATCAGATGAATCTATCTCTGAATTGTGTAACATATATAATAAAATCAAAATAATTCATGTTAAAAAAGAGGATTACATTCAATGCAAAGATATACAAGAAGAATACAACTACAACCTGTATTATAGATTTGATGTGTTTGAGTTGTCCCATCTTAACTACGACAAAATCGTCATGATAGATTCAGACATGCTTGTATTGCAAGACATAAAAGATCTATTACTTTTTTCCGGTGATTTTGCAGCTTGCAGAAAATACCCCGACATGCTTTTGGATTTAAATTATCTTGAAAAGAATTTCTTTAATTGCGGTCTCATGATCTTATCCAAGGAAACAATACACAGAAAACACAAAGATAATTTGATAGATCTGGCTAAAAAAAGAAGATGGTATAATGATCAGTCTGCATTTAATCTGTATTTTCGCGATACTGTGACCTTTCTGCCTCAAAAATACAACACAGTAACAAGCCAAGTGACAAAAGATACAATGAAAGATATAGCTATACTGCATTTTCACGGCAATAGCAAACCGTGGATGTCTTCTGAATCAAAAAAATGTTTTAGTTCATTTGTATTCTCCTTGCTATCGAAAGCGGGAGAAGATTCAAATGAGATAACATCTACGTTAAAAAACTTATACGAGAAATATAAATGAGAATAGGCATCATTGTCAATACAGAATATCACCACGCCACAGCACTATCAATATACAAATCTTTACAGTGTTTGGGATTATCACCTATGTTCTACCATCATGCCCCTAATGATAAGTATGGCTTCAAAGAATTGTGTAACCTCTACAAACTATCTTTGACACATGTGCCGCGCTTTGATACTTCCATAATTATAACTGCACTTGAATCTAACAATAGAATTCCTGAGTTTCATACAAATCCTGTTTTTCGAGAGACAACCAATCTTATATTTGTACATCATAGGCCATTGGGTCATGGTGAAAGCACAATTAAAAAGCATTTTCCACTCTCCAAAAATATAGCCAACGGAGTATATGAAAAGCCATTTAGCGAAAACTACTTCTTTCAAACAGAAACACCGCTAAACTTAAATGCACGCAAGGAAAATATAATTGGAATAACTTCTCGTTTTTTTGAAAATAAGATATCCATAGAATATATAAGTTCTTTTATGCAAAAAAATAATTGCAGCATAAAGTTACTAGGTGAAGGAGCCAAGAAGACTATCAAGCAAATACATTCAAGCAATGCAGAAGCAATAGACATGTGTAGCCATGCAGATTTTTACAAACAAATTGCCGGGTTCAAGTTCTTACTCATACCTTACGATGGCTCCAAAGTGGATTATACTAGCATTAAAACATCAGAATCTCTCACACATAGTATAGCCAATAAAATCCCTCTCATTGCCAATAAGAAATTTCTAGAATATAATATCTTGAAGCAAATTGATTCTGCCGACTGTAACATTATAGATATCTTGAATAATGAAAATAAGTACAATATACTAACAGAAGAGTTGACAGCATTTCAAAATAATGCAAGAAACCACAATAATAATATATTTAAAAAAGTATTAGAAATATGAATATAGGCTTCATAGTACCGGTGTATAAAGATTTTGATTTATTAAAAACAAGTGCTTTACAGATACAAAAATATTATCCTAATAGTCCCACATCTGTTATGAGCGATGGAAATGATGACCCAGATATAAGAAAATACTGCCACGATAATAATTTCAGATATTATCTATTTGATAGATCCCATATCAATGCAACACCAGGTGCTTTTTTTCGCAACATAATCAATGTGTATGATGATCTCAACACAGATGTTGTAATAAAGGCAGACCCAGATTCAAGAGTGCAAGGCACTATAAAGCTACATAATGAGTTAAAGAATACTGTGTTTGGAACTCTATTCAAATCTACTCTTGATAGAAGGATTTACGATGGTGAGGTGCCCATAAATTTAATACGACCCAAATTCATACAAAATGGAATCTTTGGAATTGGATCCAATGTGATACAGACATTTAAAACGGCAAAGTACTTTGAAGACGATAAATTTCTAACAAGTAGAATAAGCAGTTTTCTAGCGAGAGGGCTACCTGGTGAATATATGCTGTCAACGGAATTGCTCATGGGCATAGCTTGCCAAGATCTCAACATAGAGCTATATGATCATGCTGAATTTTATTCTATAATTTATATGAAAGGAAGGGCTCGTTATTTTTATGATGAATTTATAGATGAAAAAGAAGCAAAACTAAAATTAAAAGAACATAAATTTGTTCATCCCGTATATGAATAGACATCTTAGCTCCATAATGATAGAGCTTACCAACACGTGTAATGCCAAATGCCCCCTATGTCCTACAGGCTCTGATTCTTTGGATAGAAAAAAAGGGTTCATTTCCAATGAATTATTTCAAAAAATAATGAATGAGGTAAGAGAATTGAATCACAAGGTGCAAATAGTCTCTTTCAATTATGGAGAGCCTTTTCTGCACCCCAGGTGGTCCCAGCTCTATCAAATGATCCCAGAGAATGTGTACCACAGGACATCCACAAACGGGTTAGTCTTCTACAAACAAGAAGATATAGACTTACTAGCCAAGAGCAAGCTGAATGAGTGTGTTGTTAGTATTGATGGGTCAACCAAAGAATTAAATGCAACATACAGAAAGGGTGTAGATCTAGACAAGATACACGAAGGAATGAAATACTATTTCGACAAATATGGTGACATGCCTTCTCGACCCAAAATAAAGATACAAACAGTTTTATTTTCTTACAATACACAAGATCTGATCAATATTAAAAATAAATTCTCAGGGTTATACGATAACATATATTACAAGCTGCCTAATTTTAATATGGCAGAATATACTGAAACAGAACAAATTAATAAACAAACACAACAAAAAGTTACCGAAGAAATACCCAATAGTTGCTCAATTTTTTCTGGTTCATTTGTTATAAATTGGAATGGTGAATGTAATCCATGTTGCCATGATTACCAAGGACAAGTAATAATAGGCAACGCAAACAAACAAACTATTAGTGAGATATTCAATTCAGAAAAATCAAAAGATTTTTTTGCTAAAATTCTAGCAAACAGAAAGCAAAACGATATCTGCAAGGTTTGCCCCATTGACAGAAGAACATTAAGCAGGAATAATGTCATCAACTACTAGCTTATGATTCATATTAGTAGGAACATCTTTAAAATTAATTATAATTTCGTGCAATGATCGACTTTCAGATTTAATAGTAGTCGGTAATTCGCCTTTATAGTCTAAACCTAAAAATTTAAATATTTCCTCTATTCGCTTCAATATGCTCTTGTATTCTACAGTAATATAGTTTATCTTATATTTCTTATAAAAGGCAACAAAGAAGTCTCTATGACGATTCATTCTGGCAACAAAATTCAAATATTCATTAAGATTAAACTCTATTCTTATTTTTTGTTTTTCTTGTTTGGATTGCTCTGTGTCCTGGTATACACCTGTCACACTCCCCACCTTGACTGAACAGTACTGTTCCAAGAGATCTTCCCGATATAGAAAGATTGATTTGTCAGGTAAAATGCTGCGGATCAAGTCATATTCTTCTAGCTTCAATATCTCATCAACAACACTGGTATATAAGAAAACTTTATTTTTGTCTTCCCTGTGTCTAAATCTATTCAGACGTGTGTCAATCTCACCCAGAAGACTGTCACGATTAACATTGTTCAACTTAAAATAAGGCCTAAATATTTCACCTTTAGCAGATATGTCGTTATTCTGGTCCAATATTGATCTAAGACAATTAGAACCAGATCGGTAACTAATTGCTAGTAAAACAATATTGGGCATATATCATATTATATATGGATGCATTAGAGATAACCACTATAGCGGGGTGCAGCATAAAATGCTCTTATTGCCCACAAGATTCTTTTTTATTTAAATACAATTCTCATATAAAGAAGCTATCTTTAGAAAATTTTAGTCACGTTTTAACCAAACTGCCAATCTCTACAAGAATACATTTTACAGGGTTCTCTGAACCTTTCTTTCATAAAGATTGTTTCAAGATGGTGGCCCTCTGCAGAAGCAGAGGGCATTACACAAGAATATCTACAACCCTCTATAAAGCGTCCCAGGATAATATTAATACAATTCTGAATCGAGAGTATGATAACATTATCTTGCATTTGCCGGTTAATGATAATTCAATGAACTTAGTAATTGATGATAATTATATTCATAATGTTGAAAAATGTCTGCAAATCCTAGAGAATAGCGATGCAATAGTTTTCTTTGGAAAAGAGCCACACCCTTCAATACAACCCTTACTAGTAAAAACCCGAGCAAAAATCTCCTTTCTAACCCCTGATTACTTCAGATGGAATAGTAGAGCTGGTAATGTTGATAGCTTTAAAAAAATAGATAACACCGCAAATATGGCCATAAGATGCTCTACAAACAAAATCAAACAACACGTTTTATTACCAAATGGAGATGTGTATCTTTGTTGCATGGACTGGAGTTTGGAGCATAAGATAGGCAATCTAATAGAAAGCTCCTACGAAGAAGTTGTTAATTCTGAAACTTATAAACATATCGTAAATTCATTGAGTAACAATAAATCCAATACATTGTGCTGGAAGTGTGAACATGCAAAACCATATTAACCAACCCATCATCAAAGGCATCACCAATGACATCTTTGCAATTAATTTTGTAATTAATAATCTATGCAATCAACGATGCAATTACTGCCCCCCTGTTCTTCACAAAGGTATGTTTCCGCATATTTCTTCTGAAATATATATAAATTTCTTTGATAACTTATATAAAGATAACCCCTGCATACAATCCAAGCCTCAAAGAAAGATAACCCTCACTGGAGGTGAGCCCAGTTTCTATAAAGGAGTTGAAGAAGTGATGTCATACCTGAGATCCATTAACTTTCTGGTGGCAATGAATACAAATCTGGGTAATAATTTAGAATTCTGGTCTAAAGCTGTAGATTTGATTGATATTCTGTATCCAAGCTTTCACCCAAGGTATGCAAACATAGATCACTTCAAAAGCATCTTTGAAATATTTTTAAAAAAGAAAAAGCATATTGAATTGCATGTGTTGATGGACCCTGAACATTGGGACGTAGCAATAGAGGCATCAAAAGAGTTCTTCAAAATAGACGGTATCACTGTCAATAACAAAGGAGTTCTTGATGTTAATGATTACAAAAGACACTTTACTCCACTTTACAATCAAGAGCAAATAGATTTCATCAAGCACAATCCATCCAATAGAAAATATAATTTTGAAAATGATAGAATAGAGGTTGAATATTTTGATGGCAGAAAGACCCCATTTGACGGCCAGGAGATATTAGCAAATAACTTTCACAACTTCAGAGGCATTTTCTGTAACGCAGGCAAAAATGCTCTTAACATCAAAGAAGATGGTTCCATCTGGGGCGCTTGTTGCCGACAGAGATATTTTGGCAATCTTCAAGAGAATCCAAACCTAAGAATCAAACTATTTGATTCACCAATTGTATGCCCCAAGACTGCATGCCCGCACCTCTTTGACATGAAGATACAAAAGTCCTTTGTTAGAGCTCAATAACCTTGTCTCTAAAGTCTAGAAAATGCTTTAATCCATAATGCTCTTCAATCATGTGCCGATATTCTAGTGAATTGTATTCACCGGATAAGTGCAATTTCAATTGAGAAATATTTTCATATGCAAATTTATGAAATATATTGCCAGGGTAATCTCTTACTACGGGCTTAATACCTTTGGCCAGAGCCTCCAGGACATTATTAGGCAAGCCCTCTGATATGGATGTGGTTACCAAATAGTTTTTATCATCCAACCATTTGTTCATTTTCTCTTGAGTATTAATATCATCATGCAGGAATAAATTGCTATGATTATGGTTTTGTAGAAAATCTACATACAGTTGTTTCGAGGGACCTGGTGAAATGGCACAATGGATGTTATAATCCGGCAAACAAGACAATAATTCACTCAAATAATCTGGTGATTTGCGTTGCTGAAATTCACCCACCCAAGCAATCTCTTTGCCATGGCCTCTTCCTTTGTATGTCCATAGCTGTTCATCCAGATAATTTTTCTCTATGGTGGACTCAATACCGTATGAGTCTCTTAATTTGTTTTGAAAGAAAGAATTTAAAGTAAAAAAATGCTGAATCTTAACACGGTTTTTTTGAAGCAATGCAAAATTATTTTCATAGAACTCATGCCGTCTTAAAAACATTATATTCTTGCCAGAAAGATTGCTCCTATTGATATAGTTGAGAGTGTATGGGTCTCCAAATAAAAATATAATATTCTTTGCTGTATCCACAGACTGTAGCTCATGAACATTGCGCGGATTAATAAGAGCGCAATCAAAATGCTGCTTGTAGAGCTCTTTATAAAAATGATTAGCAAACGAAAATACGTAATCTATCTTCATGTAAACAGTGGCATGCCTTTGACTATCATTCTGCGACAGTCTCTATATGGTGTATGGGAATAAGAGAAGTCACCTTTGGTTATGAATTCATTAAGTTTGTCTAAACCAACAATGCATTCGCGGTTATTCATCTTGTAGTGATACCCCACATCAAAATATTGTTGATCTATCCATGGCTCATATTGTACATCTTTGCCATCAAATTTTAACATGGTTAGAAGCTTGTAGTGTTGTTCATTATCCAGGAGAATTGCACCCCCACGGCCAAGATCAAGAGGTTTGTTTTCACCAAAACTAACGCATTTGTAAGATCCTGACACATACATGTTAGGTACAAACTTCCTGGCACAGTCCCATATGGGGCTATTGCGAAAATTATATTCACCCTGCCATTGATCGTTAATCATTCGAAAGGGAACATGTAAATTTTTGAGCATCATGATGATTCCCATGTAGGTATGACATGAAAACTCTACATAATTGGGTTTTAGAATACGGAAGCATAGTTCTAGTGCATGTGTACAACAACATGTGGAAACAGCAAATGGTGCACCGGCGAACTCTGCCAACCGCTTTTCAAATACAAATATATCTTTAAATTTCAATACAATAATTTAGCTCAATACATACAATCTGCTACTGCTGGGGATCTAGATTATGCGGACTAGGCAAAAGCTGCTGTGAAAGCGCTGGTGAGGGTGGTGAATGTCTGTGTGACTGGATTGTATTTCTTGAATGCAATGGTGTCTATGTAAGCACTGTACCCATCGTCCACATTGATGAATGTGCCTGCATGCACAAACACATCCACTGTGTTTTCACCTTGAAAGAAAGCACCATAAGATATGGGTAAAATTGTTTCCACTGCACTCAATGCTGCAACCAGAATGGCATCAGTGGCTATCTTCATTCTCTGGCCATATGTGCCACCCTGCAACGGAGCAGCTGCTGTCAATGCATTGCGGGTGGTTCGGTTAGAATACAGTGCATTCACCAAGGTGAATTGTTGGAAATCATTGATGGTGAATTCTGCACTTGGAAAAGTTGGAGGAGTCGCACTAAGTGTACCAACAATTCTGGCTTGTGCTGCATTAACTGCACCACAAGTTTGAGACAGATTGCCCTGCTGCCCTCTGCGCTTCATGAATCCCACTTGTCCACTCTGAGTAATGCCAATGTGGGGATGCACATAGATAAACAATGCACCTGGTGTGGTCACATGGCTCATCCATGCAAACAGACCCACAATGCCTGGGAAGGGATAACCACCAATGCCACCAGCAAAAAATGGTCCAGAAAATTGTTGCAATGATGTGGGGTATTGACCAAATGTATTGTTGGGGAAGATGGGAGCATTTTTATCATCTGAACATATGCAGGCTGCTGTGACAACATCACCTGGCGCATATCCGCAAACGCTCTGTATGAATGTGGCACATCTTGCACCCACAGTTTCTGCCAAGACTGCATTTGAATAGGTCTGCCTCACAGTGGCTGTATAAGCTGCTTGATCTGGAGCCACATAAGTGGTGAACACAGGAAGATAGTAGGTGCTACCGTTTATTACCACAGGGATCCCGGTCATGCCTTGCACGAGAGTCAAGTTTGTTGTGTAAGTGGATCCAATGTTACTGTTGGTTGCAGAAGGCAGAGCACATGTGGTGTCAATTAAATTGATAAAATCATTTGAGTCAGGTGTGTCTCCATCTGCAAATGCATCCTTCAAAGCGGATACCGGTATAATGGCCATATGTATTATTTATATATTTTGACTGGCTTAATACAAAAAAAGAGGCCCCGAAAGGCCTCTTTTTAAACCGGGACGTACCGGGAATTTTTTCTTATTCGCTGCCAACAAATGCTTTAGAAATAAACTGAAGCACTTGCAGGTGTGAACGCTTGACCAAGTCCGGACAATAGAATCGTGTGATAATATAGATTAGCACCGAAGATATTGTCAACAACGCCATAACGAGTTAGCAAGCCAACGCGTGGCGAGAAGTCATTAGGACCAATGGTTCTCTGTACCATTACAGGGATGTAAGGGCAATAGATGATACCAGTGTCATAAAACTCCGGACCTTTGTATCCGAGTAGAGCGTACTCAACGCGGTAACCGGAACGTAAGCCACCCTCATATTGGGCCTCTGTACGTGTATCACGGTAAACGTTGAATCTGCCACCAAGGTTACCAACCTTAGCTACGCCAACAGGTTGAGTGTTGACATTGCCTTGGACTGGCACCCATTGAAACTCAGGAAGCATCTCGAGGATCGCGCAAACGCGAGGTGTGGCAACAATAAAGTTGGCAGCACCACGACGATT